ATTCAACAACTGAAACAGGTCAATTACAAGTAGATGAAATAAATATAGGATTTTCTAATATAACTGACCAAGTTAGGTCTTTAGTTCAAGATGGTGCATTTACAGATAAAACAGTAGAAATATATTTAGCTTATTTTAATTCAGATGAAACTATTGTAGGTGCAATTAATTATTTTACAGGTCAAATAAGAAATGTAGCTATATCAGAAACTATAGACGATTCTACACTTACTATGACTGTAGCTTCACATTGGTCTAATTGGAATTTAACTAAAGGCAGACATTTTTCTGATGAATCACAACAATCATTTAGTTCAGGAGATAAAGGCATGGAATTTGCTACTCAAGTTAAATCAGACGTTAGGTGGGGTGTATAAATGGTTTGGCAAGCAATAGTTGGTTTTTTTAAAACAGTTGGAGCAACTTATGCTAAATATAAAGTATATATTGATGCTGCTATTACTATTGCAACTCTTGCTGTAGGTGTTAAAGGTTATAGACAAGCTCAAGATATGCTTGCACAGTCTCAAGCTATTTTAGCTAATAAAACTGCTGCTGGTGGCAAGATACCAGTTGTTTATGGAACAAGAAGAGTAGGCTGTCAGGTAGTCTATATGGATGTATCTAATAATGATTCACGTCATGTTTTTCTTGTTTATGCTTTATCAATAGGTGAATGTGAAGAGGTTTTAGGTAGGACTATTGAACTAGATGGCAATCCTTTAACTGATTCTGCTAGATTCAAATATGGATGTTATATTGGTTCAGACAAAGTATCTTCAGGTGCTTATTCATTAAATACAGTATCGCAAGTAGGCTCTACTATTAGTGCTGGAGCAGGTGGATTTGGTTCAAGTCCTACATCAAGATATAGAATTACTTTTAATATTCATCATGGTGCTGCAAGTCAAACAGCAGACCCTATGCTTGTAGCTTCAATGCCTAATTGGACTTCATCTCATAGATTAGATGGTATTTGTTACATAGCAGCACATTATAAGTTTGATAAAGAAGGTATGTTTGCGGGCATACCACAAATGACTGTTCAGGTAAGAGGTAAAAAAGTATTTGATCCAAGAGATAATACACAAACATTTGGAACTCCATCTACTTATAAATATTCTGATAATCCAGCTTTAACTTTTCTTGATTACATTTCTAATAATGAGTATGGAAAAGGTTTAACATCATCACAATTAAATATGTCTACCTTTAGTTCTGCTGCTAATGTTTGTGATACGCAAGTTGATCAGCCTTATTTTAATGGTTCGTCACAATCAATAACTTGGTCTGCTAATAGTGGAGATGACTTTTTCACTATTTCAGGAACAGGTGCAAATGATGTGTGGTGGCAAAATAAGATAGGACAAATAATAGACCTTTTTGATGCTAATGGTAATGGTGTTTTAGATGGTGATGAAATTAAAGACATACAAAGAACACATTTCTTTGAACAGGTAGAACAATATTTGGTTTACATAGATGGTACTTTTACTAGCTCTTACTCATCACAAACAGGCACTTCATTATTAAAAGTTAGAAGATTTCATTGTAATGGCTATTTAGATACTAATAAAAATGTAATGGAAAATGCTAAAGAGCTTCTTAGTAATATGAGAGGTATCTTTCTTTATATTAATGGTCAATACGAATTATCAATAGAAGATACAGGAACTTCATCATTTAGTATTAACGATAATCATATTATTGCTGATGCTGGTATATCAGTTGACTATGGAAACAAAGATAAAAAAGCAAATAAAGTTATTGTTGAATTCTTTAATGCTAATAAAAAATATGAATTAGATACAGCTACAGTTTTGCATGATGCTAGTCCTAAATATTACTCAGATGATGGTGATGAAATATTAGAAATAAAAGCTGAGTTCCCCTATATAACTGACCCATATATTGCATATAACATGGGTAAAGCAATCTTAACTAGAAGCAGAAATCAAACAACATTACAGTTCTTAGGAACTCCTGAAATGTATAAGTTAAATGTAGGAGATATAGTAGATTTAACTTATGCAGGTCTAGGATTCTCAGGTAAGGTTTGTAGAGTTGAAGCATTGGAATTACAACCTAATGGATTAGTCGCTGTTAGCTTAATAGAATACTTTGATGTTTATACATGGGAAGTACCACCCCAAGAACCAGTAGAAGAATTATCTAACTTGCCTTCTGCTTATGCGGTAAAAGCTCCAACCAACATTAGTTTTACTGATAGTAATTCTAGTTCTACAGGTAGACCATTTTTATCTTGGGATGAGCCAACAGACTTTCCTGACTATCAATATAGGGTTAATGTTGTAGATAGTTCAGGCAATCAGCTAATGAACAGAATAGTAGATGTAGAGAATTGTGATTTAACCTTTATACCTACTGGTTCGTTTGTTGCTAATATTACTTCTTTAAATACTTTAGGTGTTGAATCTAGTCCAGCAAGATTTCCAACTACAGGTAATTTTACTGTTGGAACTCCACCAACAGGTTCAGGAGATATACAAGATGGTGCTGTTGATTTAGATGCATTAGCAGCAGAGGTACAATCCGCAATCGATGCTGGCGGTGTAAACTCAACACAATTAATAAAATCCACAACAGCTCCAACAACAAGAACTGATAGCTCTGCATTACAAGCTCAAGATTTGTGGGCGGATACTGATGATGACAATCAGATATATGTAAGAAACTCATCTAATAATGGTTGGGAAAAAGCTAGAGATTCTTCATTAGTAACTTTATATAATTCATTAAGCTCTACTGTAACAACTAACAGCTCAAACATAGCTACAGCTCAAAGTGATATAGTTACTCTTACAACTGATACTTCAGCTAACGCAACAGCTATAACTAACTTAACTTCTACAGTTAATAATAATAGTGCAGCAATAACTACCGAACAAACAACAAGAGCAAATGCAGATTCAGCTCTATCAGCAGATATTACATCCTTGACTTCTACAGTTAATAGTAATACTTCAGCAATAACTACTGAACAAACAACAAGAGCAAATGCTGATACTGCTTTGGCAGCAGATATTACTTCTTTAACTTCTACAGTAAATGGAAATACAGCAGACATTACTTCTGAAGCAGTAACTAGAGCAAATGCTGATACAGCATTGGCAGCAGACATAACTAGTTTGACCTCTACAGTTAATTCAAATACTGCATCAATAACCTCAGAAGCAGCTACTAGAGCAAGTGCTGATTCTGCTTTAGCAGCAGATATTACATCCTTAACCTCTACAGTTAATTCAAATACAGCAGATATTACTTCTGAATCAGTAACGAGAGCAAACGCAGATTCAGCTCTAGCTTCAGATATAACTAGCTTAACTTCAACAGTTAATGGCAATACTGCATCTATAACAACAAATGCAACAGCAATAACAGATATTAATGACAATGCTTCTGCATCTTATGTTTTACAACTAAATGCAAATGGAAAAGTTGCACAAATGGTTCTTGAAAGTAATGCAGATTCAGGATCAGGTGCTACAAGTACGATAGCTTTCTTGGCTGATACTTTTAAAATAGATAATGATGCTGGCTCAAGTGTAAGTCCTTTTGTTGTAAGTGGTGGTTCTGTACTTATTGATAATGCAAGAATCAACAACTTATCAGCAGATAAGATATTAATTGATGGAGTTACGTTAGATACTGATGGAAGTGGTAATTTAATCATTAAATCAGGTGGTGTAGGTACAGGACAAATATCAGATAATGCTGTTACTAACAATAAGATTTTAGCTGGAACTATTACAGCAGACAGAATCAATGTAACTGATTTAGCTCTTGATTTTACTGCTGATACTGTTACAGGAACAGCAATAGGTGGTTTTCCTAATAACACTATGCGACTTAAAAAGGTTGCAGATTTAGGAACAGAAACAGGTATATATCATATTTTCTGTAGAGTGTTTGGTGGTAATGGTCAGGTAAAAACATTATCAGTAGTTGCAGGTGATGGAACGTATGGTTCAGGTTCTTCTTATGAATTAAGAAGTGATTTCCAATATGGTGTTGACCAGTTATTTGCAACAAATTTACCAATTGCTAATTCAGGTTATGCACAATTTAACTCAGGTCAAGCACAAACTTGGTCAGGCGTAGATAGGTTTGATTCTACATATAAGATGGTGCAAAAAGATTTTATTGTTAGAAAAACAAGTTCAACAAGTAGAACATTAGCTTTATATATACTCGCTCAAGGTGATGGCGGTACTAGGTATTTATCAAATGTTCAATATGGTTTTTATAAATTTTCGGAGATTTAATGGCAGCACATAATTTTGATTACAGTTATGAATATGTGGGTGTTAAGACAATGCCCTTAAATGTTGATGATGATACACAAATAGTTAGAAATATTACTGTTAAAGTAACAGCAGTAGATCAAGCTGATTCTAGTCAATCATTAAGTGAAGAACAGTATGTTGCTTTAGATGGGGTTTATTCATATAAACATGATGGATTACCTGATACTTTTATACCTGTAGAAGATTTAACTGAAACAAAAGTAATTGAATGGTTTAAATCAAAAGTTCAAACTAGTGACTTAGACAATTACTTTACATGGCAAATATATGGGATTGAGGAAACAGCTAGTGAATAATATTGCTGATGTTATATTTCCAACTATCCCTGAATGATTTAAGATATATAAAATAGGATTTTATTATGAGTACACACGACTATCACATCGCAAACCAATCAGGTGCGGATTTTAGAGCAGATTTAAATAATGCTCTTTTAGCTATTGTAACTG